GGTAATGTTCTTAAACATACTATTATGGTTGTGAATCGTTCAATCAAAGAAGATGATATTGATATTGCAATAGCAGCAATGTTCCATGATATAGGAAAAGATGAAACTGCGGGTATTCACCCAAAGAAAGGACACATCACACACTTTGGACATGAGAAAGTATCTGCTTCATTAGTAAAGAAGTATAAAAAGTTTATAGATGATGTTGGTGGTAATACTGCAAATGTATTTTACATTGTTAAAAACCACATGAGATACAAACAACTATCTGTAATGACACCCAAGAAGGTAGCTAAAGTAAAAGCATTCAGAGCATTTGATAAATTAGGTAAATTCTCTAAACACGATAAAGGTGGGTTGGAAGAACAATGTAAACAACTACCAAACGAATCAGAACAAGATTATAGAAATAGATGTTTTGGATATGACCCACTAACACCTCCACCTGCAGGATTACAAAGAATGGGTGAATCTAAAGAAAACGAAAATATGGATAGTATAGAACAGTTAATAAGTGATATTGATAATAAGTTAGTTGAAATGTTTTTACCAAACACTAAAACACCACAACAACTAATCAAAGAAAACATAAACGAATCTAAATTACTTACAGAAGGTGGTGCGTATGGACATATGTCTCATCCATTTGATACTGATATCAATTTAACTTTTGGACAACTTAAAGATATCGTAAATCGTGCACTAGAAGGTACATTGGAGTTCACAAGAGAAAAAACAGATGGTCAAGCACTAGCTATTTCATGGAGAGATGGAAGATTAGTAGCAGCAAGAAATAAAGGACACTTAAAGAACAAAGGTGAGAATGCTTTGGATATTAAAGCAGTTGCTGATAAATTTGCTGGTAGAGGTGAATTAGAAAAGGCTTATAACTTCGCAATGAAAGACCTTTCAGATTCTATTAAATCATTATCTGAAAAACAAAGAGATAAAGTATTCAAACAAGGTGCATGTTTCATGAATCTTGAAGTAATCTATCCAACATCAGTTAATGTTATTCCTTATGGACAGGCATTATTGGTATTTCATGGAACTATGGAATTTAATATGGATGGAATTGCTATTGGTGAGAATGGAGATGCTGCAAGAGTATTAGCTGGTATGATTAAGCAAGTTAATAAGGATGTACAAGACAATTATACAATTCAAGGACCACCTGTAATAAAATTACCTAAATCACAGAACTTAAGCAAGAGTAAATCTAAGTATTCATCACAAATATCCAAATTACAGAAAGAATTTAGTTTAAAGGATACCGATGGTGTTGCAAACTATCACCAAGCATGGTGGGAACAATGGGTAGATAAGAATTCACCTACATCACTTGATAACAAAACTAAAATGGGGTTAGTTAAGAGATGGGCATTCATGGAAAAAGGATTTAGATTAGATAAAAAGAACTTTAGTGATGAAAAAACATTAGAGTGGGCTAAGAAAACAGATAAAGAAGACCAAAAGAAGATTGGTAAAATCAACTTAATGAAGTTCGAACAGATATTCTTAGGTTTAGGAGCAGAAGTATTAGAATTTACCTCATCTGCACTAACTGTAAACCCTGATAAAGCAGTTCGTGATATGAAAAAACGAATTGATAAGACAATTAAAGATGTTAAGAAATCAGGTGACCCAAAAAAGATTGAAAAACTTAAATTAGAACTTGGTAGATTACAATCTATTGGTGGTTCTAAGAAAATTGTACCAAATGAGGGAATTGTATTTGTTTATGGTGGTAACACTTTTAAGTTAACAGGAACGTTTGCATCTGTAAATCAGATACTCGGTATTTTCTTCTAAAAATAACGGTTTCTTCATTTTTATATATTTATATACAACAAGTATAACCTAATGTATAATAATGAGTAAAGAATTCAAAAAAAAATATATGCACCCAACTCGTAGAAAGTTGATGGATATGGTGCAAACTGGTGAGTATGATAAAAACACCACTATTGGTTATGATAAGGCAGAATCTTCTCATGATGTTGGTGATGTTTGGGAAGATACCAATCATAAATTCGAAAAGAAAGAAGGTTATACCGTAAAAACAGGTAAAAACCACGAAGCGTTCCAAAAAATACGAGAATATCTTGCAGAAAAGAATAATTGTAAGAATGCTACATGTAAAACTATAAAGAAAACAGATAACGATATAAGATTTATCCAAAATGGAGGATTTTGTTTAAATTGTACAACTGAACGAGAAACTGTAATTAGAGCAGAGGGATTATTTGCTCCATTCCAAAACTACAAGATATGGACTAAGATGATTGTGTATGGAAAACAAAGATTAGAAGAACTTAAACAATCTCACTCAGAAGTAGTAGACGAATATGAGTATGTTAATGAAGATGGTACTGTTGAAAAATGGAAATTGCCAAAACCAATCGAAGAAGTTAAGGCAGAGATACAAGAACTTATTGATATCGGTACAAAAGAAGTAGAAGAGTTGGAAACAAATAGATTATCAGCTTTTGAGGAACTAAGGGCAAAAAATTATGAGCATTATATTTAACACATTACAAAAATATTTCAAGGAAGTATTAATTATAGGATTAGTAGTAGTAATACTATTAATGAGAGCTTGTAGTGGTGATATTGTACCACCAAAAGATTTAGTAAAAGTAGATGGAAAAGATTATGAACTACTTTCACAAAAAATAGATACTGTTTTTATAGATAAGATAGTAGAAGTAAAAAAATATGTACCTAAGTACATAGATAGAGTAGTTGAAAAAATAGTAGAGATACCAGCAGATGTAGATTCTCTTAAAATAATAGAAGCTTACTATTCAACATATATAGTAAAAGATACTTTAAAATTAGATTACGAATTTGCTCCTGAAATTGTAATCGATTCAATTGGAACAAAACCCAATCCAACATTAGGATTTGGAATTGTTACTGATGAGATTTCTCAAAATGAAATAATTACTAGAAGTATTAAATGGAATTTTCAAGTTCCTACAATATATAACACAAAAGTAGTAAAGGAATTGCCTAAACGAGTATTCTATTATGGTGTTGGTGCTGGATTTGACAAAACTAACTTTATAAACAATGCAAAGTTTAGTATTTTATATAAAGATAAACAAGATAAGATGTGGGGATTGGATATTGGTGCATTAAATGTAAACAGTACTTTACAACCTTACATTGGTGGTACTATGTATTGGAAAATTTCATTTAAGAAGAAAAAATAACAATGGCTAAACAATCACTCAAGGATATAATAAAACTTGAATATCAGAAATGTGCATCAGACCCTATATACTTCATGAAGAAGTATTGTATGATACAACATCCTGTTCGTGGTAAAATTCCTTTCCATTTATATCAATTTCAAGAAAGAACACTTAATGAATTTGCAAAACACAGATATAATGTTATTCTGAAATCAAGACAGACGGGTATCTCAACCTTAACTGCTGGATTTTCACTTTGGAAGATGTTATTCAACCAAGATTTTAATGTATTAGTAATTGCAACCAAACAAGAGGTTGCAAAGAACCTTGTAACGAAGGTTCGAGTAATGAATCAATACTTACCATCATGGTTAAAACAAACAACAGTAGAGGATAACAAACTATCTTTAAGATACTCAAATGGTTCACAGATTAAAGCAACTTCAGCGGCTGGTGATGCAGGACGTTCTGAAGCACTATCACTATTGGTATTTGATGAAGCTGCGTTTATTGATAAAATTGAAGATATATGGGTATCTGCACAATCTACACTATCTACCGGTGGTAATGCAATTATTCTTTCTACTCCAAATGGAGTTGGAAACTTCTTCCATAAAACATGGGTAGGTTCTGAAGATGGAACGAATACATTTAACAATATTAGATTACATTGGACTGTTCATCCAGAAAGAGACCAGAAATGGAGAGATGAGCAAGAAATTCTATTAGGACCAAAAGGAGCAGCACAAGAATGTGATTGTGATTTTGTAAGTTCTGGAGATACTGTAATAGACCCACAACTTTTAATGTTCTATAAAGAAACATATTGTCAAGAACCAATTGAAAAGACTGGATTTGATGGAAACTTATGGAAATGGGAATATCCAAATTATCAGAAATCTTATATGGTAGTTGCCGATGTTGCCCGTGGAGATGGTGGTGATTATTCTACATGTCATGTTATTGATATAGAATCATCAACACAAGTTGCTGAATACAAAGGTAAGTTGGATACAAAAGATTTCGGAAACTTCTTAGTATCACTTGCAACCGAATATAATCAAGCATTATTAGTAATTGAAAACGCAAACATTGGTTGGGCAGTAATTCAACAAGTAATTGATAGAGGATATCAGAACTTATTCTATATGAGTAAGGATTTAAAATATGTAGATGTAGAAAATCAATTACATAATAAATATAGAGCAGAAGAACGTGGAATGGTGCCTGGTTTTTCTACAACATCTAAAACTAGACCTTTAATTATTTCCAAATTGGAACAATACATCAGAGAAAAATCAGTAACTATACGTTCTACTAGATTGATAGATGAATTATTCACATTTATATGGAATGGTAATAGAGCAGAAGCAATGAGAGGATATAATGATGATTTAACAATGGCATTATCAATAGGATTGTGGGTTAGAGATACTGCATTGAGATTAAGACAAGAAGGAATTGATTTAACTAAACAAACATTAGGTGGTATAGGACAATCGAATGATGGTTTAGCAGGAGGATTTGG